GACGTTGACCACATGGGGGGTGTGTGATGTCTGACGGCATTCAGCGCCACGTTCCGAGCCGGTTCGAGCGCATCGAGTCGGCGGTTTGGGAGGCTCTTGAGCCGCATGTGGAGGCCGTGATCGACCTGGACCTGAACGACCCCACCGACACTGTGGTTTTCGCCATTCTCGTTGGCCAGGTCGCGGACGCGGTGATGGGGGTGGTGGGTGATGAGTGATCGTGAGTTTGCGTTTGGTCAGTTCCTCGCCACCCTGGGGCCGTTGAACGAGGTTGAGGTTGAGTTCGCACAGTCGGTGTTCAATGCCGGCTCCGACTGGGAGGCAGGACGATGACCGACCACGGAACCGTCATCTACGGCGTATGCAACCGCCTGCTCGACGCGGAGACCAACGAGCACTGCGAGTTCGACGGTGACGTGAACGCGACCCGCAACGACTTCGGCGGGTACCGCTGGACCTGTCCCGGATGCCGCTCGCTGCGGTACACGTCCGAGGAGGCCGCGTCGTGATTCCGTCTCGTCCTGTTCCGGACATCCTTACCGACGACCCGCCCCTGCCAGTAGACATCCCAGAGCTCGAGTAACCCGAAGCTCACCGGCCCCCGTCGCAGTCACATGCGACCCGGGCACTAATCGTCGCGTCTTCAAACGGGCGATTCCACAACTGAATCCGGCACCCATCCCGCCAACCGAGCGGCTAAGGGCTGATCCGGCGAACTCCATACAGATAGCAGCCAAGCGTGAGTGAGGCCACCGAACGGGGTGGATAGGCGCAGCGGTTGTGAGGTTCCCCGGTATGTCCCGGGGGCGGATCGGATCGTGAGTCCGATTGCTTACCAACGTTCTCTGTCGAAGGGGAACACCAACTTTGAGCGCCGTAGCTGGCGCCTGATACATCGACTTCGAGGGATCGCTGAACGAACCGTTGAACGGTCGGGCGATGAAGGGGTCGGGTCCTGAGATGCATGGCACACACCCGCGTACAAGTCGCGGCAGGACACCAACCAACGGAAGGAAGCACGCATGGAAGAGATCGAGCCACTGATCGAATCGCAGGCCGCCGACGAACTCGTTGAGGTCCACAACCCCCGCGGGGTGATCGCTGACATGCGCACCTTCTTCGCGGACACGTCCCTCACAGAAGGCCGGCTCACTGTCACGCTCGCGGCGGCGCTGCTTCCCGGTATTGGCCGCGTCGAGAACCTGCAACTCCTGTACACGGGGAAGTTCGAGCTCGAAGGCGACACGTATGTGGTCACCGACCTGGGCGTCGTCAACATCTCCGAGATGATCCGCGGCGTCGAGTCCGTCCTGGACGACGCCGGACTGTAGGGCTTGTGGGGTTCGGTTCGGCCAGGGGGTACCGAACCCCACAACACACAACGGAGGCGTCATGAGTCAGGACTTTAGGCGGTCGGCGAAACGGTACCGCCACACAGCAACCCTCACCACCATTCTCGCCGGCATCACCACCGGCCTCAGTTTCGCGGTCATGTTCACGAACCTGTGGGCGGGACTGTTCATCCTCGGGTGCGCGACGGTCCTTGTTCTCGTCAGCTTGTGTGTCCGTTCGGAAGCTGTGCAGGTGGGGCGGTTGGCGGCATCTCAGTCCCGCATGACCGCATGGAACCGCCGTGCGTGACGATCTCGCGTGGGTGAACGGTCGCCCCCCAGCGTTCCGCCGTGAACGGAACCACCTCATCCGACAGGCCATTCTCTACGGCCTGGTAGTCGCCACTCTCACCCATGCCGCATTCCTGGTGCGGTTCTCACCCAACCGGAGAAACCAATGAGCGTTGATCCTGCCGTTGCCGCCGCCGCCAACACCTACCTGTCCCTCCCCATGAACTTCGGGGAACCCACGAACCTGATCCTCATCGCTGAGCGGGATGCGTGGGTTGCGGCCGTGGAGTGGCTTGTTGGTCACCCGGACGAGTACGCACGCCTCAGCCGACAGAAGCCGATCACCGATGACGAGTGGGAGTACGCGATCAAGGATGGCGCCGGTCTTCACGCGTGGCCGTTCGGGCCGCAGGACGAGGAACTGGCGGAGACCCTCGACGCTTGCGTCAAGGCACTCGACGGCAACGACCCGGACTTCTGGAACCCGGACGACCACATCGTGCGTCGTCGGAAGCATGGCGCGTGGGAGCCGGTGTCGTCGTGAACCGTCCCACTGATCTTGGCCCTATGGGTGAAGCCGCCCCCGTGAAGGGTGTGCGCAGGCGCCGAGGCCCAAACCTGCTTGTGATCGTCGGCTGGCTGTTTGTCGCCGTCCTCATCATCCGATTCATCGTGGAGGTAACCCTGTGAACGAATACACCGCATCAAACGGCGCACGCATCGTAAAGGGGTTCGATGCCGGAACGTGGTTCACCATCGACATGTCGACAGTGGACAACACCGTCAAGCTTGCAGGCGTACATGTCGAGGCGCTGCGTGAGTTCTTCCGTGCTGAGGAAGACGAACGCCTCGGACGGTGGCGCTGGCCCGAGAACCCCGACTACCTCGTTTACCCCATCCCCGGGAAGCCGAACGCCGTTCGCGTACTCATCGAGAGCACTTCGACGACCGGGTTCTACTACCGGGGCGAGTCTGGCGAGAACTCGACCGAGGACATGGGCCGTCCCGCGCGGGCTTACTTCGATGCTCACCCTGAACCGAAGCCCGCATGGCATGGCGCCAAGCGCGGCGAGGTGTGGGCTCTGACCCTCAACGGCAGCGAGAGCGCATGGTCGTTCACCGACTTCTCGTCTCACCAGTGGGTATCCGCTACCGACCCAGCGAATCGGATCTCCGTCAACAACGGGGGCATCACCGCTGGTCGCCGCATCTACCCCGAGGGGGACTCATGACCGTCGTACACGACATGTCCGACCTGGACTACCACTCGCGCCCCGAGCTCTCCAGCACCGGGGCGCGTTTGCTTCTACCCGAGTTCGGTGGGTCGCCGGCGAAGTTCAAGTACCGGCAGGGACGTGAGTACACGTCGGCCGCGTTCGACGTCGGCAAGGCGGTCCACGCGCAAGTCCTCGGCGTTGGTGCACAAGCCGTCGCATACCCGGAAGACGTGCTCGCGTCGAACGGAGCCGCATCCACGAAAGCCGCCAAGGAATGGGCCGACAGTGTGCGGTTCGAGGGGAAGATCCCCATGAAAGCCGCCGACCTGCGACCCATCACCGGCATGTCCGAAGCCGTCCTCCGGCATCCGACCGCGCGTGCACTGTTCGAGCTTCCCGGCCACAGGGAAGTGTCCGCGTTCAGTGAGGTTGACGGTGTGAAGGTTCGGGCACGATTCGACGCGCTCACCGACGAAACACCGCAGGGTGCGTTCGGCATCGACCTCAAAACATCCTCCGACTCCGCTGACGGCGACACGTTCACGAAGACGGTTGTGAAGTACGGGTACCACGTGCAGCAGGAGTTCTACAAGGACGCCTACCGACCCCACGGGGAGATCCAGTTCGCGTTCGTCGTCGTCGAGACCACGGCCCCCTACCTCGTCGCCGTCCACCGCCTCGGGGTCATGTACGAGGAGATGGGACGCACCCTCGCCGACGTCGCCAGGAAGACGTACGCGGCCTGTGAAGCGGCCAACACGTGGCCCGGACACCCCGAAGACGTACAGACCCTCGAACCGCCCGTGTGGGCGGCAATGGCACACGAAGAGCGCTACGCGCTCAGCTCGGAGATACGAGTCTGATGAGCGGAAACCCAAAGGAACTGCGTAAGGCGCGTAAAGCGGCAAACGAAGCCGCCGCCGATCTCGAAGCGATCGGGGCTCTCCCTCGGCGCAAAGGGTCGCGAGTGCGCTGGAGAAATGGCGTCATCTGGGAGCGGATGGGTGACGACGCATGGCGCCCCACCACGGCCCCCGACGATGACGCCCATTGGACGTACCCGTCGTTGCACGTTGCGTCGTTCGGATTCTGGGAGGTGAAGGACTGATGGACATCACACGGACGGTTGAGCCGAAGTCGCGGGTTGGAATAGTCCGGCGACCTGCGATGGACAGGTTCATCGAGAAGACCATTCTCACGGACTCAGGATGCATCGAGTGGACCGGGGGTCTCAACGGCGCCGGATACGGGCAGTTTTACATCGGAAGATCCGAGATCGGCCAGACCGGCAAGGGATACGCGCACCGCTGGGCCTACGAGACGTTCGTCGGCCCGATCCCCGAGGGTCTGCACATCGACCACCTCTGCCGCAACCGAGCGTGCGTCAACCCTGACCATCTCGAGCCGGTTACCGTCCGGGAGAACCTGCTCCGCGGTGAGGGTGCGTCTGCCCAGCATGCGAAGAAGACGCACTGCCCTGCGGATCACCCGTACGCGGGCGACAACTTGCGCATCGACCCCAAGAAGGGGATGCGGTTCTGCCGTGAATGCGCGCGCATCGCCGCTCAGCGATACCGAGACAAGAAGAAGGAGGCGGGCAATGGACCTCGCGCACTCGATCGAACCGAACAGTGAGCAGCTGAACGCGGAGGACTTGCTCGCCGGCCCCATGACGGTGACCATCACGGGCGTCAAGAAGGGCACCGCGGATCAGCCCGTGTTCATCCAACTGGCTGAGTTCGCTGACCGGACATACCGTCCCGGGAAGTCCATGAGACGCATCTTGGTGGCCGCGTGGGGGGCTGAGGCGGATGCCTACGTCGGGCGCCGCATCACGATCTACAACGACCCCAAGGTGAAGTGGGCGGGACAGGAAGTAGGTGGCATTCGCATCGCCGCCCTGTCGCACATCACCGAACCTCTCACAGTCGCGCTCACTGTGACCCGGGGCAAGCGTGCACCGTTCACCGTGCAGCCGCTCCCGTCCGACACGGGCGCGCTCGAGGCTGCACTGGCCGACATCGCAAACTCCGACTCCATCCCGACACTCAAGGCGGCATGGGATCTCGCCGGCACACGCGGCATCCAAAACCACCCCGACGTCGTCGCCGCGAAGGAACGACGCAAGACCGAGCTCACCACCGAGGAGTCGTGATGAACAGACCATTCGTTCGCCTCTGCCCCTGCGGATGCCGCATGTACGGAGTCTGGAAACAGAAGTGGTCCGACACGTGGGAACCGCAGCACGACGGCGACTACCCCCGTGATGGACTCATCCACTTCTACGCGTTCCTGTGGGAAGCGATGGACACCGCCGTTTACGAAGCATCCACCGAGGGTGCGCGCCGGCTCAAGGCTGCACTGGAAGCGCACGCACCGAAGACCGCGGCAACGGTTCCGACATCGACGTGGCGGAAGTGGGGGATCTCGTGACTGTTCTTGACGCACCCCGGGTAGACACGATCATCCTCGACGAAACCATCCTTGACGACACCGCGTGCTGCAATTACGACGACAAGCCCGCCGAGTGGCTGGCCCACTGCCGACACTGCCCCAGCCAGGCGTTGTGGTGTGCGGATCATCACGACCGGAAGATGTTGCAGGCGTTGAGTCATCGCGGGGACTGGCACTGCCGTTCTTGCGGGCAGCGGTCGTTGACGTGGCATGCCGGTTTCTACAAGAGGCCGGTATGAGTCGCGCGAAACCTATCCCTCCCGGCAACCGCCGCATCGTCATGGAACGGTGCGGCGGTCTCTGTGAGGGCTGCGGGAAACGACCCGTCACGGACATTCATCACCGCAAGTACAAGTCCCGTGGCGGCACCCACGACGTGTGGAACCTGCTCGCGCTCTGTGGCGGCGACAGTGGCCTCTCAGGTGGCAACCACAGCGGATGCCACGGCATCGCACACTCCACCGAAGGGCACGAGCTCGGCTGGTCAGTTCACTCGTGGGGCGACGCCGAGACGGAACCGGTTCTGTACCGCGGCGTCATGCGCCGACTCGACTAGGGAGGCCAGTTATGTCGTCAGAGTCATATCCGGGCCGTGAAGACCCGTGGGTTATGAACCTCATCACCATGGCATCCGGTCCCGCAGCACCCGCCCGTGACGCCGCCATCCGCGCACTGTGGATCAACCACGGCTTCACGGTCGACGACATCAACGAGGTCTGTTCTGTGGGGCTCGACATCATCCGGTGGGCACTCAACCACCACCCAATCAGCAGACCCCCGGAAGGAAGTGGGTAGTGCCACGCATTAGGACGATCAAGCCGGAGTTCTGGGATTCGCCGGCCACTGCGAGGGCGAGCCTGCGTGCACGGCTGTTCTTCATTGCGATGTGGAACTGGGCTGACGACTACGGGATCGGTACCGCGAACGGGAAGCAACTCGTCGGGTTCGCGTTCCCGAACGACGACGACGTTTCGGCGGCGGATTATCCGCGGCTGGCGTCGGACGTGTCGGAAGCCTTCGGAGTCGTCTACTTCGAGCATCACGGACGCCCGTTTTATGTCATTCCGAGCTGGGAGAAGCACCAGCGGACGGAGAAGAAGGCGAAACCTCGTGACGGGTTGCTGGAAGCGGCGGAAGCGGCTGTGGCCCGCGGAAATACGGGGGTCGGAACGTCCGCGGATGGCGGCGGATTGTCCGACTCTGGTGTCGGAACTCCCGTCCCTGGAAAGGGAACAGGGGAACAGGGGAACAGGGGAAAGGGAACAGGGGAAAGGCGCGCCACAGGGTTGCCCCTCGACTGGACACCTAACCCCAACTGCATCGCCTACGCGCAGACCCGCGGAGTGGATGTGAACCATGAGGCTGACCAGTTCAGAAACCATGCCGCAGCGAACGGGCGGAAGCAACTCGACTGGCACGCATCGTTCCGCACATGGCTGGGGAACGCGCGGCCCCGGCCTACCTCTGGCGGCAATGCTCCGACCCGCACAGAACAGAACATGGCCGTCGTCGCGAAGTATGCCGCGATTGAGGGCGTCCAGCAGAAGGGACTTACCCCGTGAACAAGACAGAGGTTGCGAAGCTGTTGACCATCGTGTCCGGGTTTGACCGGCGTCAGGTGGATGAGATGACGGTGGAGGCGTGGCACTCCATCCCGGAGATCGCGGACGCACCATATGAGGTGGGGCAGGCGGCTGTCATGGCTCACTTCCGTGACCCGCTGACCCGCAACGAGTACCTGACTGTGGGGCGTATCCTCGACCGGCTCGAGGTGGACGCCCGTTCCAAGCTTGCGGACATTGAGGCGGATGTTCGTTCCGCGAAGGCCCGTGGCCTGCTCGAGCCGACGTACCCGCCGCGGGAACCGTTGCCCGCGGATGTGAAGGTGTTGTTGTTTCAGGCGCGGGAACGTGACCGGGAGACCGCACGACTCATGTACGAGGTCGAGTCGTGAGGCGTTTGTCTGATGCGGTGTTGACGGCCCGCGGACACCTGCTCGAGAAGTACGACGGCGTGTGGGTGAGGTTCGATACCCCGGTGCGGATTGTGGACGCGCGGCCCCGCCGCAACACCCCGAACTATCTCGGCTGGGTTCATGTGGACGGCGGGTTCACGGACACGGTCAGGTGGATCAACGAAACCAACTTCAACAAGTACTACCGAAAGGTGCAGGAATGAAGCATCGACGCGGCAAGCCTCGCCCGTTCATCGTCTGGGAAGGGCGACGGCACGGCGAAGCGCACGGCTACTCGTACCGTCACCGCTGGCAGGCGATCGTCGCCGCATGGTGGGCCAGCCTCTACACCGCCCATGAGGTGTGGATCGAACGCGAGATGCCCCAGACGGTCACCGTGGACATCTTCGCGCACGTACCGACCGAGCTGCGACCGTGAACGTTTCTCGTGTTCGTGTCCCTATGACCATGTCCGGGTACTGCGCCCACCCGAGTACACCAACGCATGACGGTTGCGTGCGGGTTTCGTGTACCTGCACCGACTGTGACCACAACGAACGGAGCAAGACGTGAACGACGAGTTCGAACCTGTGATGAGCATCGGCCACGGCGAACTGCGATTCAGTTGCTACGAGATCGATCCGGACGGACGAGAGCGTGCGGTGTACGCGGGCGACTGGGAGCAACCTGGCTCGTTCGTGGACCGGGAACAGCAAGCATGAACGACGCGACGTACGACGGACCGAACTATCGCTGCGGGGCATGTTCGTCGGGCAACTGGAACCTTTGTCGCGACGCCGGGTGCGTAAGCCAAAAGCCTAAGACGGATAACTAGCACTCACTCACCCGGCCACCTTTTCACGGTCCTCTTTCCTTCGGGTAGGGGGCCGTTTCTCATACCCCCAAGGAACCAACATGCGAATCCAGGTCGACCTTGATGCGAAGGACGTGTGGCGCATCCAGGAAACAGCGGAACGCCGCGGCATCACACCCGGACAAGTCCTCCGCGACGAACTCCTACGCCAACGCCACGGTCGCGACTTCCGAGAAGCCGTCCGCTCCAGGGTCATCGCCGGCATGTGCGACGCCGACATTGCGTCCGAGCTCGTCTGGCCCACCGTTGGCACGGTCGCACAGGTACGCCGCTCCCATGGCCTTAAAGCAAACCCCAGATACAGGAGAACCACATGAGCGGAGACGTCATCGTCCCCTGCCCCCGATGCGGGGTTGCACGGCAGGTGAAGACCGGTGCTGCCGGGAAACACTGCCAGGACTGCAAGACGCTGCGGGGTACACCGACCGTGTCACGGACATGGATGGACGACGCGGCGTGCGCGACGACTGATCCCGACGCTTTCTTCCCGGAACCGGGAGCGTCCACCACTAGCGCTAAGGCGGTGTGTGCGTCTTGCCCGGTGCGGCGGCAGTGTCTTGCTGATGCGCCCACGTGGGACCGGTTCTCGATTCGTGGGGGACTGGCCGCGTACGAACGACGAAAGGCCGTCGCATGACCGTCCACAAGCATTTCTGGCGGGTCCGGAACCGCACCGGCACCGTCATCCTCTTCTACTGCGACGGGTGCCCCGAACTACTGCCACGACACTACCCGCCGAGGAATCAGACATGACTGACACTGTTTCGTTCTTCATCGAGGGTGTCCCGGTCCCGCAGGGGTCGAAGACTGTTTCGCAGGCGAAAGGCAGGGCGTGGTTGCGGGATGCGAACGCCGCCCGCCTGAAACCGTGGCGGCACGTTATCGCCACTCATGCGGACCTTGGGGTCACGTTCGACTGTCCAGTCATCGTGACCCTTTCGTTTGTCCTCCCACGCCCACAGAAACCCCGCTGGCCCGTGCCCGCAGTGAAGCCCGACATCGACAAACTGTGCCGCGCGATTCTCGACGGCCTCAAAGACGGGGGACTGCTCGCCGAGGATTCGCGGGTCGTCACCCTCACCGCAACGAAGCGTTACCCAAACCCCGGAGACCCTACCGGCGTCGGAATCGACGTCACCGAATGGAGCAACTAATGGCTGGCGAAACCATCATCACCGTCGTGGGAAACCTCACTGCCGACCCCGAGCTGCGGTACACGCAGAACGGCCTCCCCGTGGCGAACTTCACCATCGCGAGCACGCCGCGCACGTTCGATCGGCAGGCGAATGAGTTCAAAGACGGCGAAGCGCTGTTCCTCCGCGCGAGCGTGTGGCGCGAGTTCGCCGAGCACGTGGCCGGCTCGCTGACCAAGGGCATGCGGGTCATCGCGACCGGCGCGTTGAAGCAGCGTTCGTATCAGGACCGTGAGGGGAATCAGCGGACTGCGATAGAGCTCGAGGTTGACGAGATCGGCCCGTCGCTGCGTTACGCGACCGCACAGGTGACACGGGCGACAGGCGGTTCCGGGAATGCGGGTGTTCCGCGCGCGGCGGAACCCGTCGATTCATGGAACACGCCCGGCTCGTTCGGCGACGACAGCCAGAGTCCTTTCTGATGGGCCAGCCACGTCCTTGGTGGAACCCGTCGAAGGCTCAGCAGGCGGTCATTGACTCCGTCCGGAACCCTGCACCCGAACCCCCACAACACCGCTGCGGGGTTTGCTTCGGGCCGTATGGGCGGTCCGCCATCCCTTGCCGCAATGACCCAGGAACGAGGAGACATGCCACGGATACTTGATCTCTTCTGCTGTCAGGGCGGAGCCGGTACGGGATATGCCCGTGCCGGCTTCGACGTTGTCGGGGTCGACATTGACCCGCAACCCCTGTACCCGTACCCGTTCCATCAGGGCGACGCGCTCCAGGTCCTACGCGATCTACTGCTGTCCGACATCCTCGGAACCCCCGTCATCCTCGGCGGGGTCGAGTACGTGTTGCAGGACTTCGACGCCATCCACGCATCACCACCCTGCCAGGCGTACTCGACAATCACCCCGGACAAGTCGAAGCATCCGGAGCTCATCGAGCCGGTGCGTGAGTTCCTGATCGAATCTGGGCTCCCGTATGTCATCGAGAACGTTGATGGGGCGAAACGGGAACTCATCGACCCGGTGATGTTGTGCGGGTCGTCGTTCGGGCTCCGGGTTCGCCGGCACCGCTGGTTCGAGTCCAACACGCCCATCATGACGATGCCCTGCCAACACAAGACCCAGGGGCAACCGGTGGGTGTGTATGGGGATCACCCGGACGCGCGGCAGGTTCTCCGTCCCGACGGACGTTCACGCGGCGCCAAAGCGACATCCGTTGATGATGCCCGCGACGCCATGGGAATGCCGTGGGCTGACTGGGCCGGGTGCGCAGAGGCCATCCCCCCGGCGTACAGCGAACACATCGGCCGGCAACTGATTGAACACCTCACCCGTGAGGGGGTAGTGGCATGACCCGCCCGGGAACGCTCGGTCCTGTCCTGCCAGTCACGGCGAAGGGGCATTGCGGGTTTGTCACGTCATGGGCTGTCCGCATGTGTGGCGCCCCCGCAACCGTCCATTACCTGTACGCGAATCCGGTGCACAACATGTTCGCGTGCGCGGACCATGCGGGCCGGGTTGCTGTCGTGTTCCCCCCGGTTGACGCTCATCCTGTGGCTTCGGAGTGTGTGCATCCGGGGTCGGAGTGGCGCATGTCGGGGGTGCGTCCGGGGTTCTGTTTCGTGCCCGCGGAAGACGTTGAGCTCGCCCACAGTCTTGAGGAAGCAGGAACCCGATGACCGAACTGTTGGATGCGGTGGATGCGTTGACGAAACCGGGGGTGCTGCATCATACGATTCAGGATTCCCGGTTCACGTGTGTCGTGTTCGACACGCCCCTGTTGGACCGGTTGGAGAACGAGATCCGGTTCTCCCTCAGCCGGGAGGGTAGTAAGTCGCTCCCGAATCAGCGGGTACCGATCAACTCGGGCGCCCTGATGTTGTTCATGCGGATCAGTTCGCAGATCACGGATTGGGCGCATGACGCGAAAGCGACGGTGCATAAGGGTGACCCGTCACGGACGTTGCGGGCCTGGTATGTGGCATGGACGCAGACGGAACGTGAGGCGGGAAGCATCGCCGGGCGTGTGCGTCTCCTCACCAACTGGGAAGCATCCATCCGCAGGGAGATTGAACCACCCCGACAGAAAGACCTCCCCGACCCGTGCCCTACGTGTGGGGCTTCGGAGTGGTGGAGGGATGGGGAACGATACCCGCGGCCCCTTGTCGTCGAATCACCCCGCAACCCTGACAAGTCGCTGATCGACGAGTCCACTGCCCATTGCCGCGCCTGCGACAAGAGGTGGGGAGCACGAGAACTCGCCTACGAACTCGAACAGAAGGAAGGCGCATGAGCCTGTACTACGAAGACGAATACGTGCAGATCCATCACGGCGACGCGCTCGAGGTACTGGCTGACCTTCCGTCCGGATCTGTGCACCACACGGTCACCGACCCGCCTTACATCTTGCAGGCTGGCTCGTCCTCCAAGGCCGGGAGCAAGACGGGCGGATGGGCTGACATGATGAACGCCTCCCACTGGTTCTCGGCGTGGTATCGAGAGGCGGGCCGGATCACGCAGGGCACAGGTTCGATGTGGACCTTCGGCAACTGGCGGTCTCTTCCGGTCATGATGCGTGCCGCCATCGACGCAGGCATCCCGACGACATCCCTGATGGTGTGGGATAAGGACTGGATCGGACCCGCAGGACCGCAGGCGCTCCGCTCCCAGCACGAAATCTGTCTGGTGATGGCAAACCCGGCATTCAAGTTGCCGAATCGGTCACAGGGTGACGTACTGCGCGTGAAGGCGAGTTCTGACAAGCCGTCCGGACATCCGGCCGAGAAGCCTGTGGCGTTGCTCCGGCGCGTAATCGAACTGACAGGAATCCAGGCGGGCCAGACCATTCTCGATCCCTTCACAGGGTCCGGCACCGCGATGATTGCGGCGCGCGAACTGGGCGTCAAGACCGTAGCGATCGAAGCGGAAGAGCGGTGGTGCGAAGTGGCCGTCAACCGGCTTCAGCAGCAGGCATTCGTCTTCTCGGACATCGAGTGATGGAGGCGGCAGTTTCAGTCCGCCGAGACGGCGGCATCATGCGTCAGGGTGCGCTGATTGGATGGGCAGACCGGTTCAGGCAGCGCAGTGGAAAGTGGCGGGGAATCAAGGAAGGCGGGCGCGAGAAAGGCGGTTTCCCCTCACGCGCCGCTGCAGTGGAATGGGTGGTGAAGCCGTGAGGCGAGCAACATTGACCGAATACGCGATCCGCTGGACGGACTGCGGCGGCGTCATTCCGGACACATCGGCGCCAAGCACCAACCGCGCCCAAATGCAGGCGAGCCTCGATGCCTCCGCGTTTCGAGGTCGCTTGATCAAGCGAACAGTCACGTACACCGACTGGGAAGAAGTGTGGCAGGAAGCCGGGGGCGGCTGTAAGTGCTGGGTGAACCCGAAGCCCTTCACGCACTACGGAGCTGTGGAACCTGGCGACGCTCTGGAACCGAACCACGAATGTCCGATGCACTTCCCCGAAGGGTAGGCAAGTAATGAGCGACTACCGAGAGATTTTCGGCCGCGATCCGGAGCCGTGGCGCGAACCGTTGGGGGCGTTGCGACTGACCTTGACTGGACCGGCCGGCATGGTCGACGTGGAACGCGCGCAGGCGGAGTGTGAGCGACTGGTGCGAATTCTCAACGATCCCGCCGATAGGAGTGAGTAATGGGGAAGCGCGTCTATCTGAACGATGCCGAACTCGAACTGCTGCGCGAGGCGGTCGAGAAGTGGACCAACTGGGCTGTCGATGACCGCACGGAGGAAGAGCACGATGCTCTGGATTCACTCCGACGCAAGGGAGTGTGGTGATTTCGAGCGAATCACCGACTGATGAGTGTTGCGTACGAACGTTCGTGTGTGTATAATCGACCCTAGGTAGATGAAGCACGCCTTCAAGCCGCCAAACTAGCCTGCTCAGCCGCTCCGGCCACTGTGCGGGCTTTCTCATTCCTCCCGGCAGCGGGGACCCCGTAGTTCGGTTGAGGAAGGCTGGCCCAGGAGCCTGCCGCCATCACAAACGTGAGCCGTAAGTCGCGCTTCGCTACCGCGCCACTCACCAAACGGCCCGAGCCAGCGCTACCACGGCTGCGGCGGGCACCTTCACTTTCCCTGTGTACGCGCCCCTGCGTAATCCGGGGGGAGTGTGCACCCAACCATGGGAGCGACCGTGGACCCGATGATTGAAGCTCTCGCGGAACCGCGGGTGAAAACGACAGCCGGCAAGTCACGCATGGATGCGTGGCTAGACACTCTTCCCGAAGCCCGACGCGCTGCCGTACTTGCGGCAGCCGTCAACCGTTCATGGGGTCACACCGACCTCCTCGAGCAGTTGCGTGAGTACGGTGCCCCCGAGATCGCTGACACGTCCTTCGGGGCGTGGCGCCGGAAGAAGGGGCTTCCCCGTGTCTCTTGAAGAAGCCCTCAGCAACCCGCCTGTCGTGGTACCGAAGCAGTACCAGCAGCACGCCGAGTTCGACGAGAACGGCGGAACAGCCGCTACCGGTCCCGTGCGCCGCATGGTCACCGACTACCGGGAACTGCTGACCCTCGCCGGTCTCGACCCCGACGCTTTCCGCATCGTCGGCAAAGTGTCCCAGTGGTCCAAGACGCACCACGACAAGGAAGACACCTACAGTTTCTTCTTCACCTTTGAAGCCCTCACGGCTGGTGAAGACGCCATTGACCTCCCTGCCCTCTACGCCGAAGCGAGACGCAAACCGCGAACCCCCATCAGGGGTACGGCTGACAGCCGAGTTACTGTCGTCGCTCTATCGGACGTCCAAGCGGGCAAGGTTGACCACAGGGGCGGCACGCCCGAACTCATCGACCGCTTGGCGGGGATGAGGGAACGGCTTGCCGCCCACCTCAAAGCACGCAAGCCTCAGGCGACCGTGCTCGCTGAGGTGGGTGATCTGTTCGAGGGGTTCGAGTCGGGTGGTAACCCGATGTTCACCAACGACCTTTCGTTGGCGCAGCAGATGGACCTTGCTGGTACCGAGGTGTACCGGTTCGTTGAGGTCATGCAGAGGCATGGGCGCGTCGACGTGGTGTCGATCCCGTCGAACCACACACAGTGGCGGTCCGGAAAGCAGCAACTCGGACGCCCCGGTGACGACCTCGGCATTTTCGTGCACCGGCAGGTCGAGAAACTAGCCAACGCGGCCGGCATCGACGCCCACTGGACATTCCCCGACATGTACAACGAGTCAGTCGTCCTCGACGTCCTCGGCACCGGTCTGGGTGTGGTCCACGGGAACCAGTTCAACACTGGTCAGGCGGTCACATGGTGGCAGAAGCAGCAACACGGTGGAATGCCCACCGCAACCGCTGACATCCTCCTCACCGGTCACTACCACCACCTCACCGTGATCCCCTCGGGCCGTAACCCGGTCACAGGGAAACCGAAGTGGTGGTTGCAGGCGCCGACGACCGACAACGGTTCGTCTTGGTTCCGGAACGTTGGTGCCGGCGACAGTGACGCGGGGCTTCTGGTGTTCGACATCACGGAGGACGGGTTCGACCTCTCGAGCCTCACCGTCCTCTGATTAGAGAAAACGCGGAAGCCGCTAACTCTAATACGCGCACACGCTCACCCAACTTTGCGTGGGTATACCGATTGTGTATGCCCACGCAAGCTACCTTCTACCGCGAACGGCGGTGCGTCATGGAGATCCCATGCTGTGACGAGTGCGGCACCGCTGTGGCCGCGAAAGACATCGTGTCCCTCCCATCAGGTCGATGCCTGTACTTCTGCCACCACCATGCGGAGAAGTACCGGCCGAAGCTGGAGGAGATGGGTGCGCTCATCTACCCACTGTTGGATGGTGACTGATGTGCCGGCGTGAGTTGGACGAGTGCTGCAACCGTCGGGCTGAGTACATCGACTCGCGGATCGGCCGTCTCGTGAGTGAGCAGGCTGAAGTCTCGCAATGTGAGGGTGAGGGCTCAAAGTGACCTGCACAATGACGTTGGTCCTCGACTACGACACTGTCGACTGCTACCTCCCTGCTGGTCACGCCGGACCGCACAAATGCGTGGGTGACGGCACAAGGTTCTTCTGGGCCTACGACCGATGAGCGCTTACGACGACCTGTGTGCAGCGGTCCGCACCTACTACGACAAGGTCGAACCCGACTCGTACGTGGAAGCCTGGTGCCTCATCACCCACCGACTCTCACCTGAGCTCGAGCAAGACGGGCAATCCACGGTAGGTGTGTTGTCGTCCCCCGAAATGTCATGGGTGATGAAGCGTGGCCTGTTGGATGTGGCGCTCACTGAGGACCGGCAGTCAGCAACGGTCCCGGAAGATGACGACTGATCTGAGGGGGTTCTCGTCTATCTCGTCGCGGTGACGACGCAAACCACGCCACAAGACTTGCCTCGTTAATGCGCACCCATGGGTGTGAAGTGGCCGGGTTGATCACCGGGTAGCGAGCCGAAGCCCATCGGCGCAAGAACACGGGCACTTGGTTCTGTAGCTCAGTTGGTTAGAGCGCTGCCCTGTCACGGCAGAGGTCGCCGGTTCGAGTCCGGTCAGTACCGCACAATTCCCTTCGACACTGAACCTCCGAGGTACACCATGCGTGTGTGCTCAGGTACGGGCGACTTCCTCGGGCGTAAAGGGCTCGGGGATCAACCCCGCCCGAATCATGCGATCCTCCGCAAGAGCCGCCCTGAACTGCTCCCCGATCCTTTTAGCGAGCGCAGCATCACTCGCGCTCAAGTTCAGATCGGTTCCCTTGAAACCCCTCATGGTCCCCTCCATACGTCGGATTAGCGAAGCCTAACGGCAAGGGGGCACCACGTGGCGACCTACTTCACGTATCTGCCGGACATGACGGGCGCGGCAAAGGGGGGAACCCACATGGCTTGGACTAACGGGGGACCCTCGCGGACAACAACCCCCCAGCACCGCGCATGGCGGAGAGGGGTGCTCGACCGGGACCAGCGAGTGTGCCAACTCCAATACCCAGGACGATGCACCCAAGTAGCAACACAAGCTGACCACATCATCGAGGTTGCAGACGGTGGCTCACCCTTCGACCTAGGCAACGGCCAAGCCGTATGTGAGTCCTGCCACAAACTCAAGACCTCTCTTCACGCGAACAAGACGCGATGGTCGGACAGGTCCAGCACCACGCACCCAGACGAGACGCACCCTGCTCTCCGCTGAAGGGGAACGGGGGACCCCCTGCCGCCCCCTCCAGAGCCACGAGAGGTGCTGTGAGAAATCCTCTCTACGGGTCTGGGACTTTTGAGAACTGAATAGAACACCCGGCTGATCCCCGGGTTAGAAAGCCCCTGCGTCTCCTCGGCGCGGGGGCTTTCGCATTCCGAGGAGACGATGATGTACACCTGCGCGAATTGCTCCGCACCCACTCGGACTGCCACTCGGTTTTGTAGTGCCACTGAATGCAGGCGAGCCAGAGATCGGGCGCGGTACGTTCCAACACCCAAGAGCAGTGGAGCATGCGCCGAGTGTGGCGGTCTCTTCACGGGGAACGCGAACCGCGTCTATTGCTCAAAGCGTTGCAGGCGCGCAGTCCAGAACCGCAAGCGCGCTGAGTCTGGCACTCTCCCCCATCAGATGGAGAAGTACCGGGAGAAGCGCAAAGCGTGGCAGGACGCGAACTGGCGCCGCTACATGCTGCGAAGGGTTTGCCGCACCTGTTCCGACGAGTTCACGCAGGATCCCAGATCCCGCGCGATGGACCGCTGCACCGGATGTCGCCGGCTGGACAAGATGCAGGTGGAGCTTTGGTCGCCCCCCGCCGTAACTGTCATCCCCGGGGCGTTCTGGCATGCAGGGCGGTGTCGAGTGTGCGACGCGGCATTCGTGTCCCAGCATGCGGATGTGACCTGCTCGACGGTCTGTCGCCGCCTTCGACAGAAGCCGAGTCTCGGGAGCAAGGACTGGATCAGTCGCGAGGATCGCCGCGGCGTATACGTCCGGGACGCATTCATATGCCAACTCTGCTCCGAGCCAGTCGACCAGGATGCCGACCCGTTGAGCAACCGTTACCCATCTTTGGATCACATCGTGCCCCGATCGCAGGGCGGTGACGACGCGCTGTCGAACCTTCAGACGGCCCACCGAATCTGCAACTCCCGGCGCCGCGACATGTCGGTGGCGGAGTACCGCGGGAGGTACCTGCAAGCCGCCTGACCCCGAAACGGGTGCGGGTCTAGATCCCGAAACGGGAGGCGAATCATGGCCGGTCGTGGCCCTGCACCTAAAGACCCTTCGCGTAGGGCACGCACGAATAAGGATGCGCTCACGTTGCGTGTCGTGGAGATCGTCACCGCAGACAAGCCGGATCTTCCTGAGTTTGATGTCGAAGTCAAGGTAGACGGCGATCTGGTCATGGTTCCGTTCGAGTGGCCGGCGACGACCCGCGATTGGTGGGCGATGCTCGAGGCTCACCCATTGAAGGGTGAGTTCACCGAGCTCGACTGGTCGTATCTGTTGGACACGGCCCGGTTGCACGCGTCGTTTTGGCGGGGCAATACGTCGATCGCGTCTGAGCTGCGTCTCCGTGAGGCGAAGTACGGGTTCACTCCCGAGGATCGTGCACGTCTACGCATTCAGTTCGCTCAGGCGGCTGAGGCTGAGGTTGATGCGACTCGGAAGGTGGAGTCGGCCCGTGATCGTATGCGGAACATCCGGCCTGCCTGATGCCTTGGGTTCCCCTGTCGGATGATGATTTCCCGACGCTTGGGTGGCTTGTTGCGGATCAGATGACGGAGTATTTGGGTCGACCGGATGCGGGTGATGACGATCAGGATTCTGCGTTTGTCCCTACGGTGGAGCAGCAGGAGATCCTGAACGAGCTGTACCGGCTGGACCCTGTGACTGGGCGCCGGGTGAAGCATCGTGCGGTGATTCAGCGGCCTCGTGGTTGGGGGAAGAGCCCGTTCGTCGGCGGCATCATGATTGCTGAGGCGATCTTCGATGTTGTGCCTGATGGGTGGGACTCTGAGGGTCAGCCTGTGGCGCGTCCGTGGTCGTCGATCCGTACCCCGTATGTTGCCGTCGCTGCTGTCACTGAGGAGCAGACCCGGAACACGTGGGGTCCGCTGCTCGAGATGCTTCGCAACGGTTCCGCGATCGATGAGTTCGACGTTGACCCGATGGATTCGTTCGTGGCGTTGCGCCGCGGCCGGATCGTGCCGATTACGGCGTCTCCGACGTCGATCAAGGGCTTCAAGGCTGTGGCTGCGTCTCTTGACCAGACGGAGACGTGGGTTCCCGGCAACTCGGGTGTGAAGCTCGCTCAGACGCTCCGTAACAACGCCACGAAGCTCGGCGGCGTGACCATTGAGACTCCGAACGCGTTCACCCCGGGTGAGCGGTCTGTCGCTGAGGGTTCCGCGAAGTTCTGGGAGCAGATCAAGTCCAAGAAGTTCAAGAACCTCGAGGACGTTCAGAGCCTGTACTACACCCACCGGGAAGCGCCGGCCACCACGGACGTCGGGGACCGGGATTCGCTCGTGAGCGGGCTCCGCGTGGCTTATGGTGATGCCGCCAAGGGTGGCTGTGCACTGCACGACCCGCCCTGCATGGATGGCTGGGTTGATCTGCACCGTGTCGCGGAAGACTTCTTCGACACGTCGAACGATCCGCAGGTGATGCGGGCCGACTTCCTGAACCAGATCACCCATGCGTCGGACTCGTATGTGTCTCAGCCCGATATGCGGGCGATCGTCGACACGAAGAAGGTCATTGGGCGTTCTGAGCCGGTAACGCTTGGGTTCGATGGCTCCGAGGGCCGCAAGGTGGGGGTCGCAGACGCGACGGTCCTCGTTGGCTACTCGGTTGAGCAGAATCACCTCTTCGAGATTGGGTGCTGGGAACAGCCCAAGAGCTGGGACCCAACCGTCGCAGGCCCGTGGCAACCGCCTGCACTTGAGGTTGACGCCGCGGTCGATAAGGCGTTCAGGGAGTTCAACGTGGTGGGCTTCTTCGCCGATCCGTCCGCGGGCTGGGCATCGAATGTGGCGGCATGGGAAGCGAAGTATCACCGCAGGCTCAAGGCGAAGATCACGTCAGAGCAGCCAATCCGCTACCGACAGAAGGATCTCACTAAGACGTGTGAGGGCTTCGAGTCGATGCGTCAGGCGATTGCTCAGGGCGACCTCACATTCGACGGCTCACCTTCCATGCTGGCCCACTTCCTTTCGGGCCGGCGTGATCCGCGTCGAAGCGGATATGTCGTGAAGAAGCCGGACGACGATCAGGACTATTCAAAAGTGGACCTCGTTTGGGGTTCGATGTTCGCGTTCATCGCGGGCTTGGAAGCAATCGGCAAGGGTGTTCTGCTCCGCAAGGGGTCGATGCCACGCCGGATCTACTAAAGGGGGTTTGCATGGCCGTTACGCCTGCTGAATGGCTCCCGGTATTGGCTAAGCGGCTCGATGACCGGCGTGCGCGGGTTGATCTGCTGATGTCGTATGTGACGGGCGATGCACCACTGCCGGAGATGAATCGTGCGACCCGGGAGGCGTGGCAGAGGTTCCAGCGTGAAGCGCGAACCTCGTTCGGGCTTCTCGTGGTCGAGGCGTTGACTGATCGGTTTGTTCCGAACGGTGTGCGTGTGGGCGGCGATGACGTGTCCGAAGCGACGGTTGCCGCACGCCGGATCTTCCGCGACAACCGCCTGTCCGTTGTATTCCCGGATGCTGCTCGTGACGCTTTCACGGCATCGGTTGGATACCTGATTGTCGGCGAGGACTCGGGCAAGGCGGTTATCACCGCCGAATCGCCGCAGTTCGTCATCACAGCGCCCGACCCGCTGCGTCCTTGGGTTTCTCGAGCGGCGCTCAAGGTCTATCGGGACTCAGACGAGGGAGCGGACTTCGCGTTCGTGTGGGCTGACGGTAACCGGCAGCTGTTCACGCGCCCCATTGCGGACCCGTCCTCATCCGAGCCTTACAACTTCACGTCTGAGGGTGAATGGCTCTCGGTGGATGAGCCACAGCGGTATTCGGGGAACGTTCCCGTCTTTGCCCTTGAGAACAAGGGTGGGGTGGGCGAGTTCGAGCCCCACATTGACATCCTGAACCGCATCAACCGCAACCTGCTACAGCGGCTTACCACCGTAGCGATGCAGGCGTTCAAACAGCGCATGGTCGAGGGCGGGTTGCCTGAGACCGACAACACCGGCAACGACATGGACTGGGCGCAGGTGTTCGAGCCGTCGCCCGGTGCGCTGTGGGATCTTCCCGAGGGCATCAAGGTCAGTGAGCTCGCCGATGGGTCCGCTGGGATCATGGCGATGCTCCAGGCTGAGGACGCGGATCTTCGCGCGTTCGCCGCGGTGACTCAGACGCCCCTTCCCATGCTGATGCCTGACGGTGCGAACCAGTCTGCGGAGGGCGCACAGTTCTCCCGCGAAGGCTTGGTGTTGAAGGCCGAGGACCGGGTGGACCGGTTCAAGCCGGCGCTTGCTCTGGCACTCGTGTACGCGCTCCGCATCGAAGGCATGAGTGATGTCGACGATGTGGAGGTTCTGTTCGAGCCTGCGGCTTACGTGACTCTCTCGGAGAAGTACGCGGCTGCGGCTCAGGCTTCCGGGCTTCTCGCGATCCGCACCATTCAGCGGCAGATCCTCGGCATGTCTCAGGCGGCTATCGCTGAGGACGAGGTGAACCGTGCGGCGGAGCAGTTGCAGGCGTTCACGTTGACGGGTGGAGCGGATGCCGAAGCGCAGTAACCGGATCATCCTCGGCTACTCGAGGGCGATCGCCGATGTTCGCTCGCGGGTTGTCCAGTTCGCCACGGCGACATGGTTGAGCTTGCCGGAGTATCGCGACGCGGATGTTGACCGTCTCGTGCGGCTGGTTACGCCTGTCGTGCTCGCGGGGCAGACCCGCGCGGCGTCACTGACGGTTGCGTACCTTCAGGCGCTCGCGACGGAAGCTGGCGTAACGCTCACGGGGGCGCTAGACGCCTCTGTGACGGCCTATCGGGGCGTTCCTGCGGTGGATGTGTACCGGCGTCCTGCTGTGACGTTGTACACGGCCCTGTCGAATGGTGTTTCGTTCACCGACGCGAAGGCGCAGGGGCTCACCCGGCTCGTGTCGCTGGCGTCTACGGACATTCAGCAGGCACGCAACCGGCAGGCCGCGGCATCCATCGCCGGTTCCGGGTTCAAATCGTTCTCACGTGTGCTGTCTGGCACGGAGGACTGCGAACTGTGCACCGTAGCCGCTGACCGGACCTACTACCGCGGCGACCTGATGCCGATCCACCCGGGCTGCGTACCCGGCGACTCAGTACTTTCGCCCATAGCGGGCGGAAGCACCCATCTTGCCGATTTCGCTTGGGGTGAGGTTGAGGCTGTTTCGCGCCGACTGTTCGAGGGTGAACTCATCGAGTTCATCACGGCCAGAGGCGATGAGGTGCGCGTCACCCCGAATCACCCTGTACTCACCGCGAAGGGCTGGATTCCGGCTCACCTCCTGAGCGAAGGCGACACAGTATTCAGCAGCGGCTCGCGTGAGCGGGTAGTTACTGGTGGCCCATACGTAAACGAGCGCCCAGCCTTCGCCGAGGATGTATTTGACGCGGCGCGGGTGGCGTTCCCCCTTGTACGCGTGCCACTCGCCGCCGAGGATTTCCACGCCGACGCTGCCGAGGGTGAAGTCGAGATTGTATATACCCACGGCAACTTCCCGGCGCCACGGAACGCCGATCCTGTCCAGGGAGCGAGCGAACTTGGCTTCGTGCACGCTCATGGCAGGCGGGTTGCGCTCGATGGTAGCGGCGCGCTTGGCCCGCTCATCCCACGTAGCCTTGCGGCCCCTGGTAGCGGAATGGGCGGCGGCTACCTGAGCGGAGATCTGCTCCGGGGTCATCCGACTAGCTCGGTTGAGGCCAGCGGAACTGCGTCCGCGCGGTTCGATGCCCCTGCTGGTGAGTTCTCGCCGGAGAGCGCCCCGGTCTACGCCAGTCAGGGATTGGATCTTGTACGCCGACTCGCCAGCGACGTAGAGGGCGACCGCGTTGTCAAGCTTCG